TGACTTTCGGAATATCCATTGGCGAACTAAAGGTCACAGCTGGAACCCAAATCTTTGCTGCATCTTCGGCTTGTTTCGTTAAACCAAACAGACCACGCTCAAGAGGAACCCAATCCTCCAAACCAAACCCACGCAAGAATCTGACCAACTCATCACGAGTAATTCGCAAGCAACGCGAACGCTTGTCACTAATCACATAGCTTTTAAGGCCATTTCTCTTGATCCACTCGGACGCGGTGTGATAAGTAACACCGCAAAGGATCCCTATATCACGGACGGAGAACGCTTCTTTCTTCCAAAGCTCATTCCGTTTTTTGAGTGTCCATTTCATTGGGGGTCTTCCTTATTTCAGTTGGTTGAAGGTTTGTATTTAGGTTGTGCTGTTAACTCTTCGGACTTGTCGATCTTCTGGTAAGGCAACCATGTCACCACGAATGTTCTTGATTTGCTCAACCCGAAAACAACACTCAGAACGTCACGGCTCACAATGTCGTAGCGGGTGTCGTGAATTGGAGATAGCATCACGAGAGTTGTTTCAGGTCGGATCGTGCCTAGTGGCATCCCATACGCATCAGTTAACATTGCTTCGCCGACGCTGCGATCAATCGTGAGTACCGCGAAGATTCCCTCACTCGGCGCGTACACAGCCGACGTGGGCAACACGGCAAAACTGATGTCCATAGGTGGCGTGAGTTGGGTGAAAGCGTTTACATGTCTTGCAAGCACTTTCACACCCGCAGGTGTGGTAGCAAGCAAACACAACTGACCGCGTTTCATCGCATCCTTCACCAATCCAATGTGCTGAGGTACGGTGATTTCACTAGCGATTCGTGGATCGGGTGTTGGTGCGGGCGTTTCGTCGTTAATCTTCACTGGGGGGTCTCCGTTGGGGGTTATTTGATTCGGCCTTTTGCTTTGCGGTATTTTTGCAGAGCTTCATTTCCTTGAGATAAAGCAATCTCAATTTCATCCCGAAGTAGCCACGCACGAACACCATGTTTTGCGGGTTGGTCCCTCACGACTGTGAATTGGCGTTTTGACTTCACGAGATATCTGAAATACTCAGCATGATAGCCAAGCATTTTCGCTGCCTCTTTGGTCGATATTCGGGTTTTATCTTGCTTCATTGGCCTTCGTTAGTTGTTATCAGTAACAAATAACTGACAAAATTCTCTCAATAACTAATAACAGGTTACGAATAAAGAGACAAGGGAAGTTCTTGGAATTTCTTTGAATTTCTTTGATTTGCTGTTTTTGGTAATAAATTACCAACTCCTTGCGGTCGTGTGGGTGGTGTTGGGCTTGTTTGAATGAGCCTATTCTAGGCTTTAGTTTCGCAACTTTGTTTTGATTTCTTGATCGCTTTTCCTGCGACGCTCGTTCTGTAGAGCGTCACCCATTTGGGTTCCTTGTCCGGTTTGAACCCGTCCAACACTGGATCGGGGATAATCCAGCACTCTGATGAATCAGGTAGCCTCACTTTCAATCGATCCGCTTCGCGGTCGATCACCACACCAACACAACACAATCGGCCAATGGTTTTGCCAACGATTTCCAACGCTTGTGTATGGTGGATGGCACACCACGTCCCCGAAGCTGTCTCCACGAGGGGTCTATCCCCGTACCAGCGTTTGTAGATGATGGGGATGTAGATTAGATCGGACTCTGGCATGTTGAACGCTCCGTGTTGCGTTGGTTTGACAAGTGTACACTAAAAACCTGTACACTAGAAAATACAGACGTTCAGCCCCTTTGTGAAGTTCCAAAATTTTGGAAAGTTCCAAAAATTCTCAAAATACCGCTTGAGCGACATTTAACGAAAAATCCACCTTTTGCTGTTTGACCCTGACGGGCGTGCAATTATGTACACCTGCATCTATGTACACCTGCATCATGTGTCAGGGCATTGGTCTATTACGTGAATTGCGTTTTGTGCGGTGGGGGGATCGGGATAGACGCTCGCACCTTCCTGTTGCAGGTTACACTTGGATCGATTCAATTCGAGAAGGGAAATGGGTAGAGCTCGCACCGGAAACAGTGCAAATTGACCAGACCAATACATCTCTTAGCCTCCACTAACCTTCTATTTATAGCAACATAAATATATTGATTAGCGCTGACTAACCATCTATTTAGTTGGCACTAATTATAGGTATCTCTATATGCCACTTGGCTTATTTGGCTTAGACGCTAAACAGATCGCTAAACCTTATAAAACACGGTGAATCAACTAAGCAAACCTACTTGGCTTAGTATGGATTAGTATGGCTTATCTTGGGTCTAAGCCAGCTTAATCGCTTAGATACTCCATGCCATCGCTTTGGCCACCTCTGCCAAAATCACTGGGCGAAGGAATGAAACTGGCTTTTTCTTTCAGAATTAGGGCTTGACGAAACAACTAAGCCAACTAAGCTAAAACTTAGGGGGGAAGGGGTAAGGGGTTGGGGGGTGTCTTTTTTTTTTTGTTAAAAAAAAAAAGACACCAAAACAAATCCAAAATCCTTTGCCGTTTTTTGCCGGCATTTCGGCATCGTTTTTTGCACATTTTTTGCGCTGGCGCATCCGCGGGCTTGCTGCTTTCGTTGAGCTTGCTTGCCGGTTTGCCCCAGAGCTTTGCTGGCATCGCTGAGTTTGTTTTGCTTGTTTGTTTTTCGCTATCGCTCAAAATTTGCTTTGCTTGCTTTGCTTTTGCGGGCGTGTTGGTGAACACAAAAAGTTTTCTGGGTCATAATTTTTTTTGAGTGTGAATTGGGTTTTGTTTTTCGCCGGTTGGCAGATAGGTCAACCGATACCCAAATCCCATCGTTGCTTTGTTGGGGTGATAACCAAGCCCCCGATTCTGGATTAGAACCCGATTTCTAGGGGCTAGGATAAGGCAAGGCGCCACGATCTGGGGTTAAGCCGAGGTGTAAAGCGAATGGAATCGAGATCGGCCGTTAAAAGCGAAATACGGCGATTTCGGGTGATATGCCCGATTTTTGCAGGCGTCTTTGTTTACCCCACCTTCGCAAAACAATTCTGCGTTGGGTGGGATTTTTTGATCCCATTTAGGTTTCATCAGATGTGCCATAAATCACCTCGACAAGAAAAAACTCCGTATCGGGAGTCATATTTTCGAGAACGAAAATGACAATCAGCGTAACCCTTAAAATCACACTCATCGCAATTATTGGGTAACACTATGGCGTTTGATCCGTTTGAAGAAGCACGCAAAAAACGCCAGAAGGCCAAAGAGCAAGAAGCCATCGATCAGGCTGAATGGGTGTTGTTCGGGGCCGACTCGAAGCTGGGGCGCCAACGGGCGAAGGAGATCGAAGACGAAGCGAAGCGTCGTAAGAAGATGAGCGATCTTGCGGAGCAAGCGTGGCAACGCACACAGGCCAACAACGCACAAGAGGGAGCGAAGTCGTTTGGGATTCTTGGCGGGGCACAGGGAAGCAAACTGGCGGGCGTGGTGGGGAATCTTCCGGGCGGACAGGAAATGTTAGCCAAAGCAGGGGCGGGGCTTGGTCGTGCTCACCCTGCGCTCGAGTTGGCACAACTCGGTGCCGATAAGATCAAAGAGGTTTTCGAGGGTGCCACGAAGAGTGCAAAAAAATTTGGCGACATAATGTCTGGAATCGCTCGCAATGAGTTCCCCGACATCAAAAAAGAAATGCGTGAGGTTGCGGATAGCTTCGCCGACAGTGTGCCGATCATTGGGGGTATGATCAAAGCTGAGATGCAATTCACGCGGGAGATCACCGACATCCCCAAAAAGATCAAAGACGGCTTGCTTCAACGTGGAAATGAACTCGGCGGATTGAGTGGGAGTGTTGCCGTAGCTCAAGCTCGTGACTCGGTCCGAAGGTTCCAGAGCGATTTCAAAGAAGCAAACGAGCTTGGGGGTGGTTACGGGCGGTTGATCGATGCCCAATCAAGAATCGACGATTCGTTGAAACAGATTCTTTTGCCCATCAAAAAGAGCATGTTGGAAAAGATCGTTCCGGCGGTTGAGCTTGGAGCAACGGGTATTGGGTGGGTCGCGGATATTGTAAACGGGTTATTCCAGAGGAATGAGCAAATGGCAAAGGAAATTGGTGAATTGGTGCAGACGCTAATCAAGCTCGCACCTTTCGGCGAAAAGGCACTTGATGAACTCAAGCGATGGCGAGAGCAACAAAAAGAAAAAATGCCACCAGACCCGTTAGACGCTTTCTATCGCAGTCTTGACAAATCTATTGGGTTACAATAATCACAATCGTTTTTTGTTTAATGCGTAAATTTTAGCTTGTTTCCAAACCTTATATGCAAATCGGACTTCGTTTGCTTGACTTGGTTTTGATGCGTTAAAAAGCAAATCCAATGTGTCAAAATCCATTCCTGTTTTGTTGTAAGAGTTAATTAAACTCAACAAGTTATCGTGAGCTTCTTTGCTGTTATGTTTTTTGCTTGTGCTGATTAAATCGTTTTCGGCAGTATTCGCCTTTGTTTGTGCTGACTCGTATTCCTCTTGCATTCTTTGGGCTTCTGATTTTGCACAAGGCCCGACGCACCCAAACAGCATGGCAAGTAAAGGCAACTGCCACAATAGCGACCGTTTCATAAGGATTCTCCGTGTGCCGTCATTTTAGTAATTCGATTGGGGTAGAGGCTATATTTGACCTAAATCAAAGAGGTCACTATGAGTCTGCCGCGTCTGGGAGTGTTGAGCTACAACGGCTATGAGTTTCCAAGCGAAACAAAAACCGTGTCGGTGGATTGCAGGCCGATCAAGGATTTGGCAGGGCGAACCATCGTTCAACGGAATTATTCGTTCCAGTTCGAGGCGTGGATTGTCGCGGGTGACGATCAGGGCACAACCCTTGCGGACATCCGAAACCGACTAAACAAACAGGGCGGGGAGTTCGTTTACTCGGATCATGGTTATGGTGACATCCGGGTCAACACGGCATCGGGTGAACGTGACGTGGCATACGGCCCTATCCCTACGATCTTGCGTTGGAGTCCGACCGGTGGCAATCGTGCAGCAAAAATCTTATGGCAAATTGACTTCGCCCTTAAACCGTGTGAAGATGCTTCCGATCAAAATGAGATCATGGAGTTAGTGTACAAGGTCACCTACAACCACGATTACGCGGGTTACACAACCAAGACCCTCAGCGGTTATCTTCGCATCCCCGCGACCCGTCGAAGTGTCGATGACAAAACTGTTCCCGATTCCGCCGACGATTATTTTGAGCGTGTTTTCCCGCCATATCCAGATGATTGCAAGCGAACTGTAAATCAAAGGGTTCTCGACGAATCCCGCACACGACTTGATTTCACATTCACTGACGAAGAGCTTCCTGTAACGCTCCCAGAGGGAATGGCAAACGCAACTGGTTCACATGTTCTTACTGCAAATACCCAAGCGTTCTCAAGATGGTCTGGTTCGATATCCGTTTCCTTAGAAGTTGGTGCTGGTTTGTCTCGCTCTCGCTCATGGCGAGAGTTTGCAAGAATACTAAAAGATCGGCTGGAAGCTGAAAGGACACAGTTGCAAGCACAAGCGAAATTAACGCCAAGCAATGTCATTGCAACAATTCCACTTGCAATGACAATCAGCGAACCTCAAATGTTTGGGCGTGAAGCTGGTTCATTTTCATTTCAATACCAACACGTTGGTGGAGAGTTCCTATTCCCCCTCGGTGGTCTTTGGCGACCAGTTCCCGGCTCTCCCGAAAAGTGGGCCCAATCGCTTGCAACGTCGGCACGCAAACCGCGTGGGAATGCCGATCACCGGTTCCGAGCATCCGATGATGCTATCGTTGACTTGTGCCTCGGTTCAAGCTCGACGCCCAGCAACAAGGCGGGAACCGCAAGCAACCCAATCAGCACAACTCAACAAAACGCTCTCCGTTCTCAGTATTTTCCGGCGGATACAGAATGGGAAATTTTGCTTGAAGCGATGGGGACACCCGATCAACTCACGGCAGAGCAGTCGTGGTTGCAGTATGAAATCTCCCTCGTGGTGGAACCCATCGACTACAATATCGAGCATCGACCAACACCGATTTCGGGGCCGTCAATTTTTCCGGGGGGGCCTCTTGCAATCAACTCGATACCGGATAACGCTTCGATTATCCAATCTCTTAATTCACCATCGTTCATTGTTCGATTGGTCGGTCGTGCTATTCGAGTTGGAGAATTGATTGAACCGCCGGTTCTTGAACGAGTTGGCGACGCGATTGCGATTCCTCAAAATCACCCCGATCACGGATGTTATTTTGCGAATGCGTTGGTGGGATACACGTCTCACCCAATCTACGCAGCTAAATGGAATTTGCGGTTCATCGTGGCAAAAGGAAACTTTTCACCACCGATGCAACCCTACGGCAAAATGCCCCCTCCACCTACTCCACCGACGTTTCAACAACCTTAGTTTCTGGGGTAAACAAGATACCTTCACCGGATTATTTTCGCACGACCTAAGAGAATTGCAAGGTCAAACCGGTAGCAGGTAGACTCCACCACCAAAGGAGCAACTTGTGCCAGAGATTACACTACCACCAGAAGACGACGGCTTTTTTGTTGTCAAAATCGGTGAGCAACAATTCAACACCGACCTCTACGACATTTTCGACGCACTCATTGATTGTGGTGGTCGGGAAAAGCGTTGGGAATACATCAAGCAACTCTGCAAGGATAATGGAATCACGGTCCCAATATCGTCTCGGCGTGCTGACAAAATTATTGACGAAATCAGAAAGACCGTTGAGGATTTCAAAAAAAAAGAAGAGTCGGAGGCATCTCCGCCAGAGACCTCCGCCTCTCCCGATTCTACGGATATGCCGTCTGGCGATTGACCCCTGCCGAAAAAATGGCTCACCTCGCCCACTACGGCAAACTCGCTGCCGAAGACCTTCTGTCACGCAAGGGCAGCGAATTGGATCACGAGGCCCTGTACGAAGCGGTGCTAACTGCGACGGGTAAACCAGAGCTTGCAGAGGAAGCCTCAAAGCAACGAATGCGAGAGGAAATCGAGATCGCCACCAAACGCTCAAGTAACGGGTAATATCGTCGCATGGAAGTCACAGAGCGAAAAACGAAGGGTTACAGGCCAACGGTGCTGAACGGCGCCACATGGCCGAATTTGCTTGATGGGAAACCCGTCTTCACCTACCAGCAAGCGGAGCGAATGCGACGCGACCCGCAAATCGATTTTGGGTTGCGTATTCTCCGAGCACCTCTCTATCAAGTCTCGTTCTCGACCGAGTGTCAATACGAAAATGTCGGTGCGTTCATTGATTTCGAGATGGCACGCATTTGGCAAGAAAATATCCGCAAGTTTGCTCGTCAATTTGAATTTGGCGTGTCCATCGGTGAAACCACATTCCGAAACGAAGTGACTAACACCTTCGGGCAAATTTGGCGGTACGACCGGCTCGACGAAGTTCACCCCCGTGATGCTACGCCTCTTGAGATTAACGGTGAGTTTTGCGGGTTCCGCCTTCGTGGAGGTCGATACGACGATAGCACTAAATCGACCGCCGACAACCGAACCAGTGACGACATCCTAGCCCCACACGCATTTTGGTACGCGGGGGAGAATGCCGAGTTTGGTTCATATTGGTCACGGCCTCGCATGGCGAATGCGTTGGAACCTTTTCTTGAATCAAGTGGTAGAACCGGGGCCAAAGATTCACGCCGGTTGTGGTTCAAAAAATGTGCTTTTCGGGGCGGGTTGATCCGGTATCCCATCGGCGAAACAAACGTCGGAACCGACGCAAACCCCATCATCAAAAACAACGATGAACTGGCACGGGAAATTGTTGAAAAGTTCGAAAACGGTGGGACTTTGGCAATGCCCAACACCGTCGATCCAACGACAGGAAATTACCTCTGGGTATGGGAACCGCCGGGAACCAACGGCGAAGCTGACGGTATCCTCGAATACCCAAAACACCTGAATGATGAAATGCTAATGGGTATGGGGATACCCCCTGAAATTGTGCGTGCTGCCGAAACGGGGTCGGGGTATTCGGGTCGGTCGATTCCCGCGATTGTCTTTTTCACATCGCTCGATGAAGTTGTTATGACGTTATTGAAAGCGATTGATGATTGCATTATCAGGCCGTTGGTGAACATCAATTTCGGCGAAGGGATCAAGTATCGCATTATTCCATCCTCGCTGCGAAGCATGGTTAAAACCGATGAGTCGTTAGTCGTGAAACGAATGCGAAAACAGGTAGCTACAACAACTCCAGAGTCTGGAAGTTTAGAAAATCAAAATAATTCCGTAACTGACCAACCACAAGCAGTTTAGAGAAAAAGAATTTTTAGAGCATGAGTGCGTTTTTCGGCCAATATCGTTGCACTGACCCGGATCGAACTGCGGAGCAGTTAAGCGTCTTGGGAATCGATACGTCTTGGCGTGCGAAGTGTAACACCTATCGCAATGTGTTGGGGTTCGATGCAGGTGTTGCGTGGGTGTTGCTCCCCCGCGAAACGCTAACCGCGATTGATCGAGAGAAGGCGTATGACCTCGTGTTATCCGATCAAACGCGGTCGGTAACAATCAAATCGCTGCTAATTCATCAAGCTCGTTGCGTTACACCCGCACGACCAAACTCAGAATCTCAATATCTGGTCGAGTTGCGGGACGTGCGAACCCTGTTGGATTTTTACTTGCTCAACAAGGCGTACAATTTACCTATCACACCGGCGGGGCCATATTACCCATCATCACAACCGACAATCAACACGACCCTCAATTCGGGGACGGCGTGGACTTGGTCGGAGATGATTGCGGATATCTGGGGGTATCTTCCGACGACCTTTGCGGTAGCTCGGCCCCCTGCTGCGATTATCGGCACTGTGCCCGCACTTCCCGAAACACCAGACGGAACGCCAACTGAGTTTGATTTTCGCGGTAGGACGGCAAAATATGCACTGCAAACCATATTCGCAAAGTTGGGTTGGGAGTTGGTGTGGAACCCAACGACGGCTACCGCGTCGTTTGTTCGGGTCGGTTCAACCGACACAGCAACAACAAACCAACTGGCACAACTCGCACCGTACCTTCTGGGTGATGACTCCCAATTTAACCCGGTCACAACACGGATACCTTCATCCGTTGCAGTTCATTTTCGACGTGAACCGCAAGAAAATTTCCTTCAAGACCCCTACTATGTGGTCACGGTGGACGATCCTTCGGGTTTTCAGAAGGGGCAGGTAAGCAACACCGTCCACATCATCCACGACGATTTGCGGGCTGAATATGCTGGTCTAAGTTTGCTAAATTCGAGTGACTTGACTTCGCGGGCAAACGCCCTTGCTGTGAGCTATTTCCGTGCTGCTCGACAAGACCCACTCGGTTACGAGAAGGTCTATTCTTCTTTGTGGGAGATAATGCCCGGCTCGACGGTGCGTGAGAGTGTTTGGACGGCCAATCAGACCTACGGGTTTACCACGAGGATCAAACGAGACATTCGGCCACCCTCACAGTTCGAGTTCCCAAAGACCCCAAAGAAAAAGTTCCGCCAAATCGAGGTCGTAAAGATCACCGATTCTACGCCCGATGGTGATGGGTACTATCCGGCTGAGGTGCGGTTGTGGAACGCATCAACGAATGCTTATGAAACCGATGTGATTAAGTGCGTTGCGATTGGTGTTGACGGCCAACCGCTCACATTAGATCAGGTATATTTGGGTAAGTTTGTCGAGAAGAAAACTGATTACCCGTTGTATCTTGTGCAGGAAATTCAAGCGGGAACCATCCCTGATGTTGACCGAACCCAAAGCGGAAAAGTTAATTTATCCAATCAGGATATGGGACTAGGCATCAAAAATTTTGACACTGCAATTACAATCCAAGATGTGTCAGATAAATTGGCGATTCGATTTTATGACCAATTGCCCCCAACGGTTCCTCCGTCCGTTGAAATTTACTCGACGGTCAACACAACGCTTTCCAAATTTAATATTGCAACACGTTCGCTTAAACTCGAAAGCGATAGAGGGTATGGAAGTTTTGAGAATTTCACGGGTCTGATTGCGACATCAATTCCCGGATTGCGATTGATGTATACCTATCTCGATGAGAGTGCTGCTCTATACCTGTACAAGCTTTCAAGCTCACCGGCTGCAACCGATTTTCTTACAGCAACTTCGAGCGATTATTCGGCAATTACGGCGGGCTGGATTCACGCGCTTGACGGGTTTGCCGTCGGTATTGGGGCAGGTCGAGCAAAAGGTCTTACAGATACTCTTCAAGATGGAACAACCATAAAGGGCGGTCTTGTTCTAACGAAGGGGACTAGTGGCGTCCCGCCTTCGGGTGCTGCTGGTGGCGATCTCACCGGAACCTATCCGAATCCAACCATTGGAACGAACAAGGTCACCAACACTCAACTCGCTCAGATGGCCGCGAACACCATCAAAGGGAACAACACCGGATCAACCGCCAACGCAACCGATATCGCAGTTGGAACCAACACGGTACTTGGTCGAGTCGCGGGTAATATCGTTGCTGCACAGTTGGCTACAGGGCAAGTGGCTGACGATGCGATCACCTACGCCAAGATGCAAAACGCATCGGCAAACACAGTCATTACAAGGGCTGCAAGTTCATCGGGTGATTTGGGCGAAACGGCACTTTCGGCGTCTCAGTTATTGGGGCGTGGATCGACGGGTGACATTGCTGCGATCACGTTAGGCCCTGGCCTTTCGATGAACGGAACGATTCTTTCGGCGACCTCAGATAACACGCCGATTGGGACTATAGCCGCATGGGGAACCGGAACGCCTCCGACAAATTGGCTAATTCTTGATGGAGCCAACATAAGCCGAACAACCTATGCTTCGCTGTTTGCCCTTTGGGGAACCACTTTTGGGCCTGGTGACGGTATTACGACCTTTGGAACCCCGAACGTCGCACGACGAACTCTGGTTGGAGCAGGCGGAACGGGAACGGCGATCCTCGGTAATGCGATTGGCGACACTGGTGGATCAGAAACTCACACGCTTGTAATTGACGAAATTCCACCACACACGCACACAAAACACGTTGCTTTCGGTGACGGTGGTACGGCCTTTTCTGATACAAACGTATGGGCTAATGTGAACGGGATTACCTCGTTTGCAACAGGCTATACTGGAGCCGAGGGTGGTGGTGGATCACACAATAACATGCAACCAAGTTTGGTTCTTAATTACATAGTCAAAGCATTATAGGAATGGAATATGGCTGACGAAACAAAAGAAATCATTGATCCATACCCTGACACTCCAGAGAAGTTGCAGCAGTTTGCTGACGGATTGAACGCCCTTTTAGCTCGCTTCGATAATTACAAAAAACTTGCTGCGGTGGAGTCTAAAAACGCATCGGATCGGTGGTTCCGCATTCAAGAGCTTGAAGCTACAGTCGAGACACTCAAAGCGGAATCGCAAAGCAAAAGTGTGATTATCGAATCTCTCGAAGCCGAGAAAAGGGAATTGGTTGCCAAACTTGCAAGTTATGCGAATCATCCCGACGTGATTGCCGCAAAGAAAAAAGCGATCGAAACCGAAAAGGCACGACTCGAAGCCGAACTAAAGAAACTCGAACCAACTCCCGAAAATGCCCAATAAACCTGCACACTTTCAATTCGATAACCTCGACGACCGTTCGGAAATTCACCGGATGCTCCAATTGCTGCATCCAGTGAAGGGGGTGCAGTGGCTCGAAATGATGTGCAAACGGTGCAAGGTTGGCCCAAAGGGTGAATACCCTCGACCCCGAAAAAACATGTGGGATAAAGCCCGTGAAGCTGCTTTGAAAGGCAACCCTTTTCACTTCCGGTTGGCAACGGAGATTTACTTCGACCTTTGGGATTTGGCGAACCAATATGGTTTGGATTTGGAAAAAGCTATCCTTGATTTGCGGGTGCGGATGAAGGCGAAAGATTTTGCTTCGCCTTCCTAGCCTTGCGGGCTTGTGTGTACTTTTTCACCCTCGCACGGTCACAGTTTTTGCAGGTGTGACACTTCTTCGAGAACATCGAAAGTTCTAATTCACGTTTACACGACGGGCACACCTTTCTTTGTGTGTCACCTGCGACAGTTGCCAGAGCTTCGAGAAGACTTGATTTTGTTGCGTGTGTTTGTGTGGTCATTCCGACCACTGAAAAAGATTCTTCGTTATAGTCTTCGTCGGTCGATTTTGTGATCGTGATGAATTCTTCTTTTTGAATGATTTTCTCAATATATTCTCCGATCTTCTCTGACGCTGAAATCTTCGTTGGCTCAAGGAAATTGCGTGGTTCACTTGATCCAATCGCAAAACGGCATTGGGTGTAAGTGATCTTCTTCCCTTCGAGTGCTAAGATTTTCTCTCTGGTTTCGGGTTTCATTCTTCGCATTAACATTGGCAAACATGCGATGGAACATCGCTGCAAGAAATCAACACCAAACACATTAATGATCCTTGATGCTTTCACAAATTGACAAGCTAGTGAATCTGAGAATGGGATATTCTTTTCAAGCCACTTGCCCCATTTTCCGTAGGGAACAAGCCTTTTGGCGTGTGCAAGCTGTTGACCGATTTGAATGGCGTGATAGGCATTTTTTCGCGGATGTTTGCGAATTAAACGTGCAAGCCGTGATAACTCTAACCGATGGTTTACCATGATTCCATCGTAGCAGGTACTCTCGGATCGTTCAATCTGGGAGTTTCACTGATGTTCCAGATTTTCAGAAATAGTTCCAACGATTTAGGGAGTATTGACAATGGCAACCTCAGACACCCAGACCGCAGTAACACCAGAACCGAGTAACCCGTGGGCGTGGGTCAGTCCCGTTTTGCGTTGGTTTGCGATTGCTCTTGGTGTGCTTCTCCTTTCTCTTTTTGCTCGGTATCTCGAAAAATTAACAGGGCTAACCGGTCCCGAAATCGTTGCACCACCACCGGTCGAAGAAACTCCAAAAGAAAAAGCTGAAGTTCAGGCGATTGCTGACAGTGTGATTTACTTTTGCGGAACCGATAGCAGGCTGCAAGAGAACTTTGTCGCCAAAAAGTGGCCTACCAAAAAGATCACGTATTTTGTCGATGTGTCGGGGTATCGGGGAAGCCTCAAACCAGATGAAATCCGTGCTGCATTCTCGATGGCATGGCAGTCATGGTCACGTTGGATCGATATCGATCCAACCCCCGTTACCGACGTAAAACAATCCCTCGTAAATCACCGATTTGGCGTGATTGCCCGCAACGATGGAATGCCCGATGGAAGGGGCAACATCCTTGCTTATTCAGAACTTGCAGACGGCACACTGGTACCAAAAGAGCAGTTGTATGATTCCGCCGAACCGTGGGGATTGAGTTCAACTGAACCTCCACCCGCAAACATAATCGAAATGGTAAGGGTCGCTGCCCACGAGATCGGTCACGTTTTAGGACTCGTACATGACCAAATCGGAACCGGTTCACTGATGGAACCGACCTACTCACGAAACGTCAAATTCCCAAACGAGAGGGACGCATCGCGTGCGATTGCTCTTGGTTATGCTCGACGCAATGAAAAGCCTTCTGCCAAGCCCGTCACGATCCCGATCACCGTAACCGCAGATGTCGAAAAGCTGATCGATGCTTTCCGGCAAGCAGGATACAAAGTTGAGTTGCAAAAATGATTGCTCAAATGAACATCACGAAAGGATTTTTCGAGACCGTGATTTATGCGGGTGGGGCTTTAGTGCTAATCTGTATTGCGTGTTTAATTATTCAAGCTATTACTAAAAGATTAGACGATTGACAACAAAAAAACGGAGACTTCATGCAGGGGTTGTTGTTATTGTCGATGACGATTGGGCAACCGATGCCCGAAAAGGAACTCGTCTCACCGGCTCAGATTATTGGGCTTGTGGTGAACGATCTTGCCGTGAAGGTCAAACCCGAAGACGCTCCTTTTCAGCGTTACTTTTCCTTTCACACGATTCCCGAAGATGATCGACCGGCGTTTCGTCGGGTCTTTCGTTTCTGGATCAATCATCTATCCACTGCCAAGAGCATCCTTCCTGAAACGGAAATCGCTAACGGGTTGATCGTCCGTTACGATATACGCCGTGCCCCAAATTGGACACGAACCGCATGGGAGGTCGTCGGGAACAGAGATTACCTATTCAGGGAACCTCTCATCCCCACCCAACAAGCCGAGTTCATCCGGCGTGCGTGTGGCGTGAAACAAGACCCGAAGACGCTTGCATCTGTAATCGTGATGAACGCTTGGCAACTGTTTCGGGATAGCATAGAGAGCAATAAAGCGACGACCTACTACGACTTGCTCTACGCTCAAGAACGCTTCCCCGATGGGGATATTCTTATCCCGATTGACCGACCGACCGCGAAGCCACAGACCGAGTGGAAAACGGTAATCACTGATTGGGAAGGGGGCGTTTGGCCCGAAGATGGGAAGACCTATCCGAAGGGTTCATTCAAATACAACAAGTGGGTTGAAGTGCCAGTGAAAGGTGTTGATAATCCCTTCCCCGTCGTGGCTAAATCTGCAAAGAAAGGGCAAGTAAACTTCCCAGAGACAGGAGCGGATTTTGAGAAGAAGTGGGGTGGGAACAACTTCGCAGAAGCGATTAAAAACACCGGCGTTGACCCGCGTGTTGGTGGCATCGGATTGGGCAAACTCGATGGAGATGGGGCAGGCTCATTCGTGGCTTTGCGTACCCGTGCGGTTCGCGTGACCCCTTCCGATTTCGGCGTTGTGACTCGAACCTTCGATGTGTTCAAAGTGCAGGGCGACAAAGACCATATGGAACGCTTCGGGCAGATTGCAAAGGGCGATATTAAAGCCGACGGATCGGAAATTCTCGCAACCCTTCCCAACGGCTCACAATCAGGTTTACTCGTGGGGGGCGATGATAAACGGGTCGAGATTGCACCGTCAAATCTAGCTCAGGTCGATTCCAAGATTGATAAGTATCTCGATGTTCGCACCCATATGAGTTGTGTCGTGTGTCATCTTCCTTCGGGGGGATTCATCACGTTTGAAGAGCAAGTAACGGCTGCAAAAAAATATGGGTTGGAACTTGCATCGGATGATCCAATCAAGCAGCAACAGATAGAGGATTTTTACACGTCGTGGACACGCAAGATCAAGGGTTGGCAAGACCCGTACCTCTACTTCGTAGAGCAAACGACGTTTGATCCTGCCACAAAAAAGAGTTGGACACCGGTTGAAACTGTCAAACAGTTCCAAAAGTTTCGGGATATGTACGATTCGAATATCGATCTAAAATCGGCATCGCGTGAATTAGGTGTGTCAGAAGATCGGCTCAAACTCATTGTGTTGCAGTATCGACCCGTGAAGACTCGACCGAACCAACTGGCTTTGGGCAAGTCGATTCCGCGTGAAGCATGGGAAGACCCGATAGACGGGGTTGCCCGTGAGATGTTTTTGATTCTCGATGCCGATAAGGGGCAAGAGGAGAGGATCAAACTCATGCTCAAGGATTTGTTAATTCAAGACGCTATCGAGAAATTTGAACTCAAATTGAAGGAGAAGAAATAATGTTCGCACGAATCTTTTGTTTCGCAAGCCTTGTGCTGTTGGCTTGTGCTTTTACGCTCAATGCGTCCGATTGTCGGCGTGTGGTGACAACGGGCAATTACGTCGCCCCTGTCTATAACACACCGACCTACGCACAACACTACTACTATGACACGGTGTTAGTGCCAAAGGCATTCGCGGTTCAGGTTCGACCCGACTACTTCGCACAACCTTCCGACGAAGCACGGCAAGCCGAATTTGCTCGATTGGTTGCCAAAGAGCTTTACGGGTTGATCCAAGCGGGAAAGGGAACTCCCCCCCTAACAAACGGAACTCCCCCCCTTGATGTGACCCCGAAAGAAAATATCGTGGCACCGAAGGACGGCACAATCAATCAGATTCTGGCAACCCGTTGTGCCAGTTGCCACAAGAAAGGAGCAACCGAACCCGATCTGTCCATCGATCCTGCAAAGATTCCCGAATCGGTTCGGTTACGCTCGTTTATCGCAGTGAGCAAAGGCCGAATGCCCAAAGGTAAACCGGCGATGGAACAAAAAGAGTTTAACGTATTCGCTGATTGGGCCGACGAAAAACCGATCAAATAAAAGTAGCGGTTAGACTGCAAGGAGTAAACAGGGTAAAGATAACTGCCTTGTTATATCAATAGGAGTCATGGATTTATGAGTCAGTTTTACATCGGAAACAAAAAGGTTTTCGCATGGCCCGAACGAAAGGGTGATCGGGATGGTTACCACGTCGTTTACCAGTACGGGCTTCCCAACGAATATCATTCGTGGAGTCCGAAAACGAATCAAGGATCGTGTTTGGCACTTGCTCGGATTCGCTTTGCAGTGGGCAAGCTCTGGGATTAACGGCTAACCCAGAATAATTTCTGCAAATTGTTGTCAGAAAATCGTTCTCACAGCATTACACCTATACGCCCATCTGCATTACACCTATACGCCCATCTATGGAGATTTTGTTATGCGTTTTCTTTCTCTCGTTGCCATTGTGCTTGTGTTTGGCGGTGTGGCAACCGCCGGTGATTGCTTGCGGGTTGCACCCGCACCAATCATCCAAACCGGTTACTCTCAAGGGTTCACCCAAGCCGTAACCAGTGGGTGTGGTGGGTATACCGATGTCCCTACCCAGACCCTTGAGATTCGTCGATTCTCTGCACCAGTCTATGCCCCTCAAGCGTTTGCCTTCCGTGCCCAGAACTTCTCGACGGGTTACTACGTCGCACCTGTTCAGAATTTCCGAGCCCAAAACTTCCACGCTCAAGGTTTTCGGGCCCAACAAGTTCAACGGGTTCAACGAATCGAAGTAAACAACGGGGCAGGCGTTGGTGTGATTGGGGTCTTAAATGTTCTCCGCAACACACTTGGCGCAATTATCGGTCGCTAACCCTCACCTCAAACACTCAAAGGAGTGTGATTAAATCTCGAAAAGGGATGTGATTTCTCACATCCCTTTTTCGTGTAGCGGTTAAAGTTTTCACATTATGGAAGTCGAATTCGATGACCCTAAAATCTGGTGGCCACTTTTTCTCAACGCTTTCTCCGAGTGTGGCGATCCCACAGAAGCTGCAAAAATTGTTGGCGTCAATTTCATTGATGTGATTAGGTACAGCGAATCCACGCCCGAACTCAAATCAGAATTTGACCTCGCTGCCAAAATCGGTTCGTGGCGATTTGTTAGCCTGGCGATCAAATGGGGAACGGAAGGGATTGAGCAACCCGTTTACCGCGATCATGTTCGAGTTGGCACAATCAAAAAGCCGTCCGAAAAAATGCTCATGTTCGTGATCCAGTCGATGAACCCAGATTTCCGACCCGCGAAGAAACACACTATCAAAGGAGACCCTGATAAACCCGTTCAGGTGAAGCATTCAGGAGCGGTAGATCATGCCGAATACAGCATCAACCTTGAATCCCTCAAGTCCTTCCAACGCACTTTGGAAGCATTGGGAGACGTACCACAGGACGGTAACGGATAACGAGTGGTTTCATCATCTCGCACGCGAACATAAACGCATACCCTATCCAAAACAACAAGAGTTTTTGCTGCACTCCTACACGGAAGAGTTGTTCTATGGTGGGGCTGGTGGTGGTGGGAAATCTGATGCAATTCTCTTTGGTGCTTTGCAATTCGTCGAAGAAAAAAACTATGCTGCTTTGATCTTGCGACGTACCTATTCTGACCTTTCCCTACCTTCATCATTGATGAATCGAGCCCATATGTACCTTGCAGGGACACGGGCGAAATGGAACGAGCAACGCAAGACCTACACTTTCCCTTCGGGTTCGACGTTAACCTTTGGTTATCTCGAAACCGAGAATGACAAATACCGGTACGCATCGGCAGAATTTCAATACATCGCCTTTGATGAGCTCACCCAGTTCACGGAGACTCAGTACACGTTCCTTTTTTCTCGATTACGAAAGCTCAAAAATAGCACAACCCCGTTGCGAATGAGATCGGCATCGAACCCCGGCGGGATTGGTCACGATTGGGTTAAAACGCGGTTTATTGATTCCGACACCCGCAAGCGAAATGCCGTGTTTATCAAGGCGTTGATGAGTGATAACCCTGCCCTGGATCAGGAAACGTACCTTGCTTCGTTGGCGAACGCTGACCAACTCACACGCGACCGAATTGAGAAGGGTGATTGGGATGCCGGTGGAGGTGATCTCTTCAAACGGAATGATTTCCGCTACTGGACGAAACAAGGTGATTTCATCATCCTCAAATCGCCAACCGGAACAACAGAATTTGACCTACGAAAGCAAGAAATCTTTTTCACAATCGATCCAGCGTCGAGTGTCAGTGAACTTGCCGACTATACGGTTATTTCGGTGTGGACTGTTTCGCCTACCGGCGATTTGGTGTGGTTGGAATGCTACCGATTCAAGGCAGAAATACCCGATATTCTCCCTCATATTCAACGGGTAGCGAGAATCTGGAAACCGTCGTTTATCGCTATCGAAGCGGTGATGTCAAATCGTGGAGTGTTCCAACTTGCTCAACGATCCGTGAACCCGATTTTGCCGTGCCGTGAAGTGTCCCCAATGGGACGGGATAAACGCTCAAGGGCCATCGCTGCAAGCACGTTGGCGAAGTCAGGTCGAATCTATTTGCCTGCGATGCCGTGCCCCTTCCATCACGTCGGTCAAGCACCAACCCGTTTTCCCATCGACGAGGTTTTGAGCGAGTTGTGTCGGTTCACCGGCGATGAAAAACGGGACTCACACGATGACATCGTTGACACCCTTGCGTATGCGGTAGAGTGTCAGCAGACCCGCCCGCAAAAATCGATTGCACCAAAGATCATCGGAGGCCAGTGATGGGATTTCCCTACCAAATTGAATACAAACCAAACGCATCGGGTTTTCTGAATGCGTGGAAAACCTACCCAGAACACACACTCATGTACATGGCCTCACCCGAAGAAGTGTTGGCGTGGGAGCATTGTCAAGAGCTTGAAAAACAACTCAACCCAGAAGCATTTTCGGCACTTCAAGCCGAAAACACAGAACTCAAACAAACAATCGAACATCTCAAAAAACAACACGAAGAAGAAGTGACTCAACACTTGCTCGACTATGAAAAGATCCACGCTGAAAAAGCAAGCCTCGAAAAGACCCTTGATGAATTGACCAAACCAAATCAGGTGGCAAGCGAATCGGCAATCGACGGGGAAGAATCAGACGGTAATTGAACCCCGTAGGCGTGTCGAAAGAACCTCTGAATCACCCCTGCATCGTCGTTTGTGATTGCAGATGTGAACAAATCCCCCGCAACAAATCGAGTCGAACCCGGAACGATTGCCACGCCCAATCCACCGTGATAAATCCCTTCTACCACATGCACCGAATCCACATAGACCGCACTCGAAGCCCCCGGCGTTCCGGCGTTGGAAATCGAGAGTGTCCAGTCGGCGGGCATCGTGGCGGGTGTGACAATCCAGAACCATTGCAACGATCCCGAAGCTGTGAACGGTGAGGTGGGCATTGATCCGGCTGAAATGCTAACTTTCTCCGTCGAAGATGCCGTGTAACCCGTCCCCGTGAATTTGCACTCAAACGAACCTGTTCCCGTTGACGCAGAGGCTTTCACTCGAAGCGAAACACAGTAGAGTTTGCGGGCCTTCATCTGGTTGCGCATCGCCTGCGTGATGGTGATTGCAGCGAGTGCCCCATCCCCATGGAATTTGCAAGAGTAACTACCCCGATGGAAATTCCCTGCCCCTGATTCTCGCAGGATGTGCGTTCCTGCGGTTCCCGCAGCGATTGTCCACCCCGAAGGCGTGTTGCTCGACCAACTCTCAAAATCCCCATTACTGTTCAGGGCACGACCTGCACTCACCATCACGGTGGGGCCAACCCCTGACCCTTCTGCGAGGTAGGTGAATGGTTCTGTCAGAATCCCACCACTCCACGCAAAGACCTCACTCCCCTCTGTTGCACCGTCACGCGAATAGTCCCGAATGCAGGTGAAGGTCATCGTCTCGCTACACGCCAGTTCGCTGTTGATTCCCGCGTAATAGAGATTCGATGGCCAATCGGCACGAGGTCGAGAGACCCCATCAAGCAACTTGGTAATGAGCACGGTTCCGTTACCGACGTTTGCCCCTGCTGCTGTCACTGTACCAATCGAGACCGTGCTTTTATTTACTGTCTCCGTGTCGAGTTGCATTTGGCGAAAGAGGGCCAAAGCCGATGCCTGAGCGTCCGATGTGTCAAGTGGTGGAGTAAATTGTTTTAGTACCGTTGTCGGGTCGAGCAAAATGTTATCAACGAATGTTGCAAGCCGTTGGCGTTCGCGGACTTTTGACCCCCTCATCCCGTCGTAGTATCGGTAAAGCCCTGTGATTTGGTCGGTCAAATCGGCTGCCTCAAATTGGTCGGCAATCTCTTTGAGTTCGGCGGGAAGCCCCGTCGCTGCCTCAGTGTAGCGGGTGTTGATGTATTTGATGAACTTGCCAATTCGTGTGAAAATCCCCGTATTAGACCCATCGTAATCAATCGCCATAAATCACCTCAATTTTGTTCCAGTGTAGCGGATACAGTTTGTGAGTCTCTTCGAAATGAGAGGCTCCGTGTGGGGTGGGGGAGGCAACTTCTCCACCCAATTTTCAATGGTGATTTATGGCATTCCGAGTCTGGAAAGATATTCTCCGAACTGGTCGAGTCTTCGCGCAAGGGCGATTCCACACCTTCACCGATGCCGACGTGCAGGAAGGTTTGCACGGTGGGAAAAAGCTCATTAGCGACGGCTACCAAATTCCCATCTATTGGGAACATCAAAACGGCGGGCCTTACAAACTCAGCGAAGCTGACAAAGCAAAAGGAACAATCGGACGCATCGTCGATTATCGAGTTGTAGGGGGAGTCCTTGAGGCTCTGCACGAGTTCGACAATGAAGAGGATGTGCAAAAACTCAAATCAGTGAAATACGTCTCCCCTGAAATCGATTACGGTTGGTCGAATGGGGTCGATGATCGAAGCGGAAAAGCAACGATCACTCATGTAGCGGTTACACCAAGACCTGTGCAAACAAACCAGCAACCGTTCCAATTGTCAAACGGTCGCAAATATCCAGTGATCCGGCTCTCAGAGTCAGACTACAAGCAAGGGGAAACAATGGAAGAGTGGTTCAAGAAAGCTCTGGAAGCGTTGGCAAAACACGGGATCAACTTACCCGAAGACACCACCCCAGAGAACGCATGGGAACGCATTACCCTTATCTGCGATGCTCTTGCAGCAAAAGGCGACGACACCATCAAGCCCGATGAAAACAAGCCCGAAAGTGGGGCCAAACCTGAAGAGACCAAACAATCTCAACCGATTGCGATGAGCTTGCAAAAGCAACTTGACCGTGCAACAAACTTGGCACGCAAAGACCTCTGCAAACGTATCGAAGCGTTGAATAAATCAGGTCGCATCACTCCCCAAATTGGCGAAAAGCTCACCAAAGCTGTGACAACGGTTCAACTCTCGTTTGGCGATGACGGAGAACTAAACTCCAACAACGTTCTCACGCAAATCGAAGCGTATGAAGCTCTTCCCGAAGGATCATTATTCAAACCGTCAGGACGGGTCGCACTGAGCAAAGGCAAACCCGAACTGGAAGACGATGCCGACTCCCCAGAGAAGACGGACGAAATTATGAAGCAATGGGACGCAACAAAATAACAGTTGGGCGTTTGTGTATCGGTTATCATATTTTTATTCACTGAATTTTGAGGGCTTGTGATGTCAAATACTTTAATCAATCCGTACGACATGCCGGGCATGGGCGATGCGGTTGTATCGACCGAACGTGAGTTTACTTGGGGTAAGCAAGAACCAGTCCTCATTACGGGTGTGATGAGTTCAGCTGCTGTCGATGCGGGTAACTCCCCGACTACGCAACTTCGACGGGGATTGTTGGTAGGTCAGGTCACTTCGTCTCTCAAATACAAGGAGTACAATCCGACTGGTACAGACGGTTCTCAAATTGTTGCAGGTGTGTTGTTTGACAACATAAACATGCTGAATTTTCGCACCGGATCGGCAGAAGATAAACGCTGCGTGATTATGGTTGGCGGGAACGTGAAGGCTGCTCAGTTGCTTTTGTTAGATGTGCAAGCACGCCAACAAATGTACGGGCGTTTTCTTTTCGACGATATGCTGCAAGGCATCCCCGCAACGTACACAAACGTCGTTGCCAAAACTGCCGACTACACCGTTTCGGCAAGCACGGATAACGGCAAGCTCTTCACGAATCAGGGCGCATCGGGTGCTGTGAATTTCACACTCCCTGCTGTTGCTCAGGGTCTCAAATTCGCGTTCTTTGTCGAAGCAAACCAGAACCTAACCGTAACGGCTCCTGCTGGCAAACTCGTTGCGTTCAACAACGCAACTGCAACAAGCATTTCGTTCTCGACAAGCTCCGAAAAAGTCGGTGCGATGGTCGAGGTTTACGCCAACGCTGACGGCACAAAGTACCTCACGAAAGTCTCGCTCGGTGCAGAGACACAGACCCCAACGATTGCCTAACCAACACCGTAATCGCCCTTTGTTTTACCTTTGTTTCTGACTTCACTTGGAGTGTTAAAGTATGGCAAGTTCAATCGATATTCTGACCCCAAGCGTAGTCAGAAAAATCATCTCGCGTATTCGGGTTCCGGGTTCCGTCCTCTCTCGCCACTTCGGTATGCAGATCGACGGGCCGAATATCCAACAAGTACCCGGACGAACCTACACCTACGACCTTTTCGATAATGTTCGTCGGCCTGCTCGTGGTAAGTTACCCGGTGCATCGGCTAACGCAATCGCTGCTGCACCTGTCGGCACAAACACGGTGACGCTCGCACGATCCGCCGAAAAGTTACCTCTCGACTACAACAAGATTCACAATATCCGAACGCTCGGTGCCAATGCCGGAACGCTTGATCGAATGGGCGTTCGCTACGTCGAAAAGCAAGCTCTCGCTCTTCGCCAACGGTCGGACACGTTCCGTGAATTCATCATTGGTTCGCTGTTTCGTGGTGGGATTTACTACTTCATCGCTCAAGGTGATGATCTTATCCCCTCGTGGACAAGTTCCGGCACTCTGTTCGGTGTTGATATGAAAATCCCATCCTCGAACAAACTGATCGGTGACACTTTTGCAGCCGGTTTGCAAATGGAAACAGGTTCTAACCTCATCACCGCAACGTGGGCTGATGCGGCTACCGATATCCCATCTCAATTGGTGGCTATCAGTGCAGCGTTTCAGGGACAAGTTGGGGCTCCGTTGGATCGGGTTTACGTCGATCACAAAACGTGGCTCAACGTCCTGCAAAACACCTACGTTCGCCAACTCGCAGGAACAACGGGTTCCCCGTTTGCTACCTACGAGATGATTAAGGAAACCACTGAGGATGGAACGCCCACAGGGATGTTCATGGGGTCTATCAAGGGGCTTCCTTGGATCAAGTGGTTCATCTACGATGGTCAAATCGAAGTCGGCTTAGATAATACTCTTACCCGTGTTCTTCCCGATGGTTATGCCACGTTTATGATTGACCCGACTATGGGTGATTGGCTGGCTGGAATCGAGGGTTCGGAGATCGTGAAGGATAACGACCTCGCAACGGCTGTTGAACGTCAGGGCTTCTACGCATGGATCATGGAAAAGGCCGATCCTGCCGTGTTTATCATGCACCAACTGCAAAACTTCGGAATCGAACTCAACGTGCCGAAAGGTATCGCTGTTGCTCGCGTCCGAAATAGCTAAACCCCTTCCCTCTCTGTTCTCTGAGGTTTCCTCATGGCCACTATCCCGACTCTAACAACTGAGGCAAAAATCATTGCACGAATCGGGCAAATGGCCATCAACCTTCGCATCGATGATCTTGGCACGGCTGTTACCAGCGTCATTTCTGAGGCTTCCTCTGAGACTTATCTCTATCTCGGTCAACTCTATTCAAGCACATCCCTTGCAGCGTCGGAATGGGTGCAGTGGCAAACAACCAACATCGCAGTTTATTTGCTCTGTCTGAGGAGATTAAACGATGCCCCAACATCGGCACAGACCGCGTATGAGAAGACATTACAGATGCTCGAGAAGGTGCGCCTCGGTCAAATTACGCTACCGGGCGTGCCGATGCTCCGTGCAGCTGCCCCATCGCTTGGCAATCAGCGTGTTGATCTCCAACCGGTTCCTCACGTTGTCACCTCCCCTTCGCGTAGTGCCGGACAAGAACCTTCCACCGTCAGGGGGCCGGTCGATATCCGCGACATCGACCCTTACGATTGAGGATTGACCTCATGACCGACGGCATGACCGCAGCGATTAACGCAGTCGTGGCTCACCTTCGATCCACACTCTCACTCAACGACACTGACTGCGATGCACAGCCCGAAGGGCAACCACCACCCAATTCAGGGAAAATCTATTACGCTGTCCATCAAGGCGATTGGAAAATTCACGAGGAGGGTTCTGATAACTCACTCGACGAAATCTACGGCGTGAAAGTGACTATCACCCTTCGTGCGGGCGGTGTGCCGACGGATCGACTTGATGCAGAGATTTACACGCAAGCTCGTTTGCAGGCTGCAAAAGTTCGTTCTGCAATTCACGTCGATTACACGCTCTTCAATGCGATAAATGCCCTGTTAGATGCGGGAGAACAACCATTCAATGAACCCCTCCGGTTCCGAGTGATCGAAGGGCCAACCAAAAAGAAACCAGACTGGTTTTACTCAGACCAAAAAGAGAGTAAGGCGGTATCGGGTGTAGCGATTACTGTGGTCTTTTCGGGACTCAGACGCACGCAAGATATTTCAACACAGGTGTGATTATGGCAAGGCCGTTCCGTTGTCTCAACTGTACAACCGATTTTTGGGGCGATGCCCCCACCTGCAAAAAATGCGGGGCCGATGCCACTCAGAACGACATGGCTAACACTGTGATTTCCTTACGGACAATCCACTTCATGGCCCCGCACGCCATCATCAAGAATCGTGGTTGTGGTGTTTTGGCCTGTGGCCAAAAGCCAACAGAAACAACAATGCACAGTGCCGAACCCGATGCCGTGAATTGTCCGAATTGTCGTTTAACCGACGTTTGGAAAACAGCGAACGATGCAAAGCAAAAAAGTGTCGATGAAGTTGAGTTAAAGGAGGAAACCAATGGCTCTTGATACATTTATTTCGGGTCGATACGCACACACATACAACAGCGTCGATACGGGTATTACAGACGACGACGGCTACGCATTGGAGCAACAGACCGTCGAAGAATTGATCGACGATTCTGACGCTTACGGTGGTACAATCATCGACTGGATTTGGCGGGGTCGAAATGTGACTCTTGAATACACCGGCAAGGCTTACAAAGCCGGTTCGATTGTCCCATACACGATCGTTTCCAGTGCGTTGGGCATTCTCACGAACGCGGCTAATCCGATTGGTCGGTTGGCGAGTAATTTGGCCGTTGCGTCGGTGTTGACAGCTGTGGCAAACACGCCTGCGGAGGCATCGCCTGCGAGCTTGACGGCCAGCAAGGCTCTCCTTGCTCCCGGATACCCAGTCAAGCTGCTATTTACGACCAAATTGCGGAAAGTGCCGGTAAAGTTGCAATTACTCCCCTACGACGCTGGTAGCGGAGTTTTACGGCATTTCTCGATGACGTGATAGTTGGGGAGGGGTTAGATTTGAATACCAATTGCATTCCATTCCTGCCCAAGTGAGACCAAGATCGATGCCCCCGATTCCACTGAATAACGATCCGAAGGTCATGGTCACTTGATCTCCGTAATCTCAATGCCATAGTGGGCTTTCATCAATTTCTTTTTGAGGCGATAGACGGGGAGCTTGGCCGTGAAATCACTTTTCACATCCTCCACGACCAAACTCCCGTTGCGAACATAAACAAAGTCCGCTTTGTACACACAAATAAACTCATTATTATGCGTGATTTTGTACTTTACCTGCCGTCTCAGGTGTGAAATGAGACCCTTCGAGAACCATTCAAATAACACCAACCAACGCACGTATTCTCTCTCAGAGTCCCATTTCACACCATCAATCACAAACTTCCTATTCCGGTATTTAGACTTACCCTTTGATGGCCTCTTCGAGTCCGGCTGCTTCTTCTTCACTGTCGTTGGCGTACTCGAAGCCGTCTTCGTCTCGCTCAAGGGCTTCGACGGTTGCTTCTTCGATGGCAAACCGTTTGGGGGTAAGCTCGTTGGGTTCGCTTGGTTCAACGGCTGTTGGTTCGTTTGGGTGATCGTTCCCCCGTTCTTCGCTAGGAGTTCCATCACCTTTGTTTCCATCTCCGCCGGTAGTCGCATTGGCATTGGTGTTCACCATAAATTTTGAGGGGCACGGGGCAGTTATTCGTGAGTTCCAGTGTGATTTTTCCTTTGAATCCGGGTTCAATGGGTGTCACATAGACCAACAGAAAACAGCGTGCGAGTGTGGATTTTCCGTTAGCGATAGCAATGAGGTCATCGGGCATTTCGATGTTCTCAATCGACGTTCCCAGAAGCGATTCGCCGGGCAACATATCGAAAGGCCCATCAACCGTAAAACGCTTGTCACTGTGGTATCTCCTCTTCGTTGCTTGCGTTGTTTGCTGCTTCGGGTTCAGGAAGGGTTCGGATATCTCCGAAGCCGAAATACCAATTCACGCCGATTGGTTTTGCTTGATATCCTTCCGTTTTGAGAATGGTTTTTGCTCGCCGAAATTCCCAAATTGAAAAGCCATGTTTGATTGCGTCGGCTTCTAATACACCGTCAGGCCACCGCACACCACCCAAAGCGCGTTGGCGAAGCCAATCAACGGCTTCCTGTTGTTTTTTACTCACAGAACGCCCAATCGCCCTTTCTGCCACTGTGCGTGGCTTCGCCGATGCCGATTCATCTGCCGTTGTGTCGGTCACACCATGCGACACAATCACGGCTAACTGTGCCCGCATTTCTTCGCGTTGATCGTCTCGAAGTTGATCAAATTGGGGATGTTGCATCACCTCGTTGGCTTCGTCGGGTGTGAGATAGCGACGCGAAAAAGCTAATGAACTTTGGTCTAACCCTGAGATATTATTCTTCACGACCGCCATAACTCGTTGTTCTGCCAACAGTGGGTGAGGTCCAAACATATAGGCCACACGGCACGCATCACGAAACGCAGCTGCACCCGCAATCCGGTCCGATGCCTTTGCCTGCTTGTCTTTCGAGAAGTGAGCAATCAGCATCACGGTGACATTGGTTCGCTCTGCTAAATCGATCAACGGATCGAGCATATAACGAACATCACTAGCCTTCGCCTCATTGATTCCCGCACGCGAAATAAACGACATGATCGGGTCAATCACGATCAATTTACAAGCAGGGTTTGCCTCGATAAACGTCTCAAATGGTTCAATCTCTCGAAGGTCAACCGGTCGCGGTTTTTGCGTGTCAGGATCGTTTGTCCCCGTAACAAAATGCACACGGTTACAATCGGCTCCCTCCGCCAGCAAATGGGGTGCAACTGTATCTGAAAGCGAATCTTCGACCGACACCAACAAAACATCACAAGGGCCGTCAGGCTCGTAATTCAAGCCAAACGCAGGTTGCCCTGTCGTGAGCTTCGCAATCAGGTGACGCACGAGGGTTGATTTCCCCATGCCACCCTCACCAGCGAGCAACACCATTTTTCCGGCGGGTATCTTTCTGTGGACAAGCCAATTCACGTTCACGATTTTGGACTCTGCTACTTTAAGTGTTGAAAAACTCTGTTTCTTGGGTTGTGGTTTTGTTTTCTGTGGGGCAGCAGCCCCGTTTGCCGTTGTTTCTTCTGGCAATCGCTGTTGGGGCTGCCCGTCGTGCTTGCGTTGTTGTGGGCCTCGTGAGGGGCTATTCTGAACCCCGTAACCGCGTAAACTCAAATCGCGTGCCGTCGCACTGTAATCACTGCGATGATTGAGATGGGCATAGGCTCGAAACTTCCCGTATGCCCCCGGATCGATTCCTGCGCTCGATGTGAACACCTTGAGCAACGGAACACCCCCACTCACGGCGTAGCCAATCGTCGCACTACAACCACGATCTTTTCCGGGACGGGTCAACCGTCCCCTCTCCCACGTCCCCGAATCTAACCGCCAACCGTGCGGTTCGAGGATGTCACGCCACGAGGCCCTCATCTCGAAATCGTCACCAACCCGCAAACTCTTCGACCGTGCCGTTTCCTCTGCGTTGATCTGTCGATCTTCGACCAGTTGATCGAACGAAGAAGCCACTCGAAGGAAAATCGACCGTTGAAGGTCGGTGATTTTTTTCACTTGGGTCAACGTCGAAATCGAGTATCGATATTCCTTGTGATCTTCGTGAGCATCGGCACATGAACCGGGTATGATGGCGTATCCCCCTTCTCCGCGTGTCTCGATCAACACATATGATTTCTGTTCTGGCTTGACTTTCAACTCCGCTTCTGATGCGGGTCGGCGTGCTAACGGTTTGTTTCCTGACACGTGATCCGCTCGATACCAGACATGGTTTCCACCCGAAGGGGTCTCAACCATGCAAATCAACTCAAACAGATTCGGGACTTCTTTGATAACCTCGGCTACCCATTGCTCGAAATAACCAAGCTCATCAAAATCAAGGCACTCTAGCCCACCACTAACAGCACCACACACCGCAGCCATTCCAAGTGCGGGCATCCCGCATTCAGGCCCACCAAACCACCGCTTTAACTCAGCCTCAGACGGCAAACGCGAACGAAACAAAGCCCAAGGTAGCAAGGAATATGCACCCTTCATTTTGGCTTTCGTTTTCCGATCTTCATAAACCCTATCAGCATCCCACTTCCCGTTCGTTGGTTCCTTTCTGCCTGTGGGGTCTGTAGGTATCACACTAATTCCAACTGCTCGGAGATCGAGAGCTATTTGCAACTGCGTCACGGCTCGTTTGTCTCCAATCGGTTAGGGGTGTGATAATTCATGGTGTCGCTTCCTCTTTCTTTGCCATCTGGCATGACTCCGTTTGTTTAATCGATTCAGAGAGGATGGACTCGAACCACCGACCTTGAGATCATGACTCTCACGAGCTACCAACTGCTCCACTCTCTGGGTTGCCGTCTCTCCGGCTGTCACTTGTTTCTCGATCAGGTTTTCGGCATAATCAGCATTTTTTTTGGGGGTTACTGTCACATGCTTTTGATTGTTCCCCTGTTGTCTATCGAAGACAATTCCCGTTTGCACACCCTTGATTTGGGTAACGAATCCATTGACCGTTGAACCCTTGATTCTGGTAAGGGAACCCCGGTGTCTGCATCACTCCACCATCCGAGTAACCCACCGTTTGCACGGGTGATGGTGTGAATGGTTGTGCTTGTGGGAACACAGTTCCCGTTGTGTAAACCGGTTGTGCGTAACTCGGTTGGCATGGTTGGCACACCTGCATGGGGCGTGGTTGACAGGGGACACACGGCCCACATCGGAAAAAGAACGCTTGTGATTGGCTTTTGCAAGCCAATGCAACAACGAGGGCAAGAATCAAACGTTTCATCAAGAATCTCTCCATTAGGCGAAGCCTGTTTGCCGATTTGAACGGCTTCGGGGTATGAACCCTTTTCTTGCAACTTAGCCCGAAAGGATAAGCACCAAGTCACAACAACAGGCACAAATTCACACACTAAAACTCAATCCAAATTGTTGTGTGTGAGATTTAACTTTCTCAATTGCAACTGCAATAATCTGACGAACTCTCGCTGCGGATATTCCGTTCATTAATCAACACACAATCTTGACACAACTCTTCACGCAATCCAATGGTTCAGGTATTGTCGTTTTCCCCTGAGAAACAAGCTCAGGCGTATTCTCTAACGCTTCTCGAAGTTTCAATTCGGATCGTTATTCAGTGGAATCGGGGGCAATGCTAATTTTTCGGCCATCAATTCCGTGTAAAATTTCTCACCCTCTTCGAGCAGAAACGCTTGCAATTCGGGATTCGGCGTGACTCGCACGCTCGCTAATTGTTGCGTGGGAACGAAATCACGCTTCAGCGAAATCGTCACGAACCAAGCTAAATCCAACCCCGTCACCAACAGTTGCCATTGAACTTGGGCCATGTAGTGATCGGGAAGAAAACCCGATAACGCCATCTCATGCACTTTCCAACTCGGTGCTTTTATCTCAACAATTTCGTTATCGTGAGATAATCCATCAAGCGAAGCTCGCATCCAACTTTGTTCACAATGCTCCACGCAGCACGCAGGGTAGTTCTTTCTCATCACCCCCTCAAACCGTCGGCGTGCTTCGGGTTCAAGGTTCTGCCCCCGTTGCATCGCAAAATTCATTTTGGGTTGTGTCCCGATGACCTTCTGTTGCATGATCTGGTCACGGGTCGTATACGGACTCAATCCCACAATCGCTGCAATGTCCGATGCAGTCACGGCCCACCGTCGCCAATCAAGCCACGTCAACGAGCCTTGCACCAAATCCCGTTTAACGAACGATTGTGACAAGGTCATACTGCACCCGCTTTCGTTTTCTTCTTCGCTGCAATCTCTTCCAACGCAGAGTAGAGCGTGTTCGCTTCTTCTTCTGTCAACTCACCGAGTTGCATATCTGAGGGGATTGCACGGCCCAAAACCTTGCTCACCCACTCTTTGGTTTTTGCTGCATACCACGAGCGTTCCAGCCGTTGAAATTGCTTTAAGAGCATCTTCATTGAATCAGCCGGTAACACGATAACCGGCGTGCGTGCTGTTGGTTGTGGAGTATTGTTTGTTGTGCCAACAGGCACAGACACAGGTGAATACTCAGCGTCCTCAACCCGTTCGCTTGGCACTGGTTGTTGTGGCGTGTGTGCGATTGCTTGTTGAGTTTGTGGTTGCGTTTTTGGAGCTTGAATGGCTTCGACAACGGGTTCCTCACCCATTTCTTCACCCGAATAAAGCCCCGACAATTCCGCAGGAAATGCCTTGCGAAGCGCCAACGATTCAGCGACCTTCGCAATCATCAGATCGGGCATCCGTGCCCAAAAGGTAGTCAGTTTGCCATCCTTTTGAGTTTGCTTATACGCATCGAATCGAGCGATCCCAACGAAGGGATGTGAACAACCACGACGGTACACCAACACTTTGGCAGCTGCGGGCGGTTTATCTGACAACCAAACCTCTTTCCAAATGCCATCTTCTGCACACCAGTAGGGGCCGTCCTGCCCGTCAATCTCACCAGATCGTGCAGCCTGCAAACGCAAACCGTCAATGCTCACCTGAATCGACATGACGTTGCGACCCAGTTTCGAGTCCCAACGAAACACCGCGTAAATTTGCTTCATGAACGGGTCCAGACCCGTCTTATTGCAGACGTTAATGAACAAACTCAACTCATCGTCTGACGCACCTTTCGCAATCGTCCGCTTGATTAACTCAACTTGGTCGAGCGAAAATCCGCCCTGCACATTTGCTAATGCTTGCATGTTTACTACCGTGTGAATTTTGATTCTTCCGAAAATGCTTGGGTGGAATCGAACCACCTCGCTAACAAGACCCCCCGGCCATTAGCACACGCCCCAGCGTGCAAGCAAACCATTTCTCAGCCAACCTCACCCACCGCCACCAAATGGCACACTTCGCCTCACCTCCTCTGGCTCAATCGGCCCATCCACTTTTAAGTTCATCAGGTGTAACTCTTCGCTTTGCCCAATTTGGTCCTAAGCTGTCATCCTCATCGACCCAAAAAACAGGAGTTCCCACAGACTCGCACCAATCGTGTACCAATTTCGCAAACTCCAATGTTTGCGTGGGGCCAATCAGCATCTCTTTTATTGGTCTGACTTTCGGAATATCCATTGGCGAACTAAAGGTCACAGCTGGAACCC